CAGCTACTCAAACTACTCGTGGTGGTTATACGAATAGCGATCCAGGATTGGAAGATACTTCAGAATCTTTCGGTTTGCCAGCGACAGCTGACTTTATGTTTGCTTTGGTCAGTAATGAAGAGTTACAAGCGTTGAATCAGATTATTGTTAAGCAGTTAAAGAATCGTTACAATGACCCATCTTTCTATAAGAGATTTGTGGTTGGAATTGATAGAGCGAAGATGAAACTGTATGATGTTGAAGCATCTGCTCAAGAAGGTTTGACTGATGCAGGACATGACGATGATGAACCAATGTTTGATAAATCATCATTTGGTCGCAGACAAAAGGCAGAATCGTTTGAAGGATTTAAGTTTTAGGAGATAAGATATGGTAAAGGTAATCGTAGCAAAACAGAAGTATGATGCTTCTCATTTATTGGGACAGTTCGTTGATGAACGTCACTACGATGTTTTGGTTGAAGAAGACTGTGATGTTTATGCACCACCAGATTGCGATCTAGGCACGCAAGTCGCTTGCACCAATGAGTGTAACACATGCGACAAAGGTATGGACGAGAAGAAAATCATCTTCAAATTCCGTAAGAACTTCTTCTCAAAAGAAATGCAAGAGCAAGCCTACCTTGGTCTGAGAGAAGCTGCAACTGAAACGCAGAATCGTGGTATTGCTGCTGGTCCACGTGAAGGTAAACTTGGTAATCGTGAATGGGTTACTGACTATGAGTTTGATGTGATTGACTACTTTAGTAATCCAAAGTCTAATCTATTTGGTTCAGATCCTATTGAGGAAATTAAAGCTGCACATAAGAACAAAGCTGCACAACCATCTAATAAGAATAACGTCTGGTCTATTCAAGCAGTTAAAGAAGATGAGTTTGACTTTGAACGTTGGGTAGAAAAAGTTAAACATCTACAACCAGAAGACCAGAAAGAAGAAACACGTCGTATGGTTCAGAAGTACATCTGCCAAACTACGTATGCGAATGGTGTTATGTCTGGTATTGCTGGTTGGTACGATCGTTATCCACGTATCCCTTATGGTCGTGCGACATCTTACACTGCCAACAACTTTGATAAATTCAAGATGGCTTATCCATTCCTTCAGCATCTCGCTAAAGGTTTCAAGGATTTGCTACCATGGCGATATGGCAATCAGATGGAAGCTGCAAAGAAACTAGACCCAGCATTCCTAGTTCCTGGAACTCCGTTCACTACAATTACTGTGAACAAAACATTCCGCACTGCTGCGCACTATGACGCAGGTGATTTGGATACAGGTTTGTCTAACCTTCTAGTG